ACCCATAGACTTTGTGCATGGCTAGGCGCAAAAGATGACGTACACCGGTTTCAGGCACTACGACCGGAATCTGACGCGCACGGCCACGCAGGTTCAAGATCCCAACGCAGCTTGGCAGGCACAAGAGCCGCATTGGATCCTGATCGAAGACCTGTTGCAGGGCACTTATGGAATGCGCCGCAAGCACCGGCGCTACCTGCCACAGGAACCACGCGAGCAAGACGACAGCTACGACAACCGCCTAGCGCGTTCTGTTTGTCCGCCTTACTACCAACGGCTTGAGCGCATGTTGGCGGGCATGTTGACCCGTAAGCCGGTGCGTCTTGATGACGTGCCTGATGTTATCCGTGAGCAGCTATTTGATGTAGACCTTCAGGGTAATGACCTGAACATTTACATCTACGAATTAGCGCGGAAAGTTATTCGGTACGGTCATGCTGGTGTGCTCGTTGATTTTCCTAGTCAGGATGACAGTGAGCTGCAAAACATCACTGATGCCTCTGCATTGCGTCCTTACTGGGTTACCTATACGCCGCGTGACATTCTTGGCTGGCGTTCTGAGTTGGTAAATGGCGCACAGCAACTGACACAGCTTCGCCTGATGGAACAGGTGACCGTTGCCGATGGCGAATACGGCGAAAAGGTTGTACAGCAGGTGCGTGTATTGAAGCCAGGCTCTTACGCCTTATTCCGTCAAGACGACACTAAAGGCAGCTTTGAACAGGTAGCCGAAGGCACCACCAGCCTTGACTACATCCCGTTCGCCACTGCCTATTCCAACCGTGTTGGCCTGCTTGAGTCGCGCCCGCCGCTGGAAGACATTGCTGAGCTGAACCTCAAGACCTACCAAATCCAGAGCGATCTGGACAACATGCTGCACATTTCAGCAGTGCCGATGCTGGCGTTCTTTGGCTTCCCGTCTAGCGCCGAGGAAGTAAGCGCCGGTCCTGGTGAGGCCATCGCCTTCCCGTCTGAAGGTCGTGCCGAATACATCGAGCCCAGCGGCAACAGCTTCAAGTCACAGTTTGATCGTCTTGCTCAACTGGCAGCGCAGATCAACGAGCTTGGCCTATCCGCCATCCTTGGCCAGAAACTGAGTGCCGAAACTGCCGAGGCAAAGCGCATTGATCGCAGCCAAGGCGATTCCACCATGATGGTGATTGCGCAACAGGTACAAGATCTAATTGATAACTGCCTGCGTTATCACGCTGACTACCTTGGCCAGGCGCAATCCGGCAGCAGCTACGTCAATCGTGATTTCATCGGTGCACGCCTTGAGCCTGCCGAAATCACTGCGTTGCTGCAGACCTACACCGCTGGCGTGATTAGCCAGAAAACCTTGCTTGATCAGCTCGCTCAAGGTGAAGTGCTGGGTGACGACTTTGATGTTGAGGAAGAGTTGGAAGCCACGCAATCGGGTGGATTGATTGAGCTTGGTGGCCCTGAAAACCTTGGCTCTGAAGACGTGATGGGCGAAGAAACGCCGAGCGGCGAAAGCCTTGACGATGAAATGCAATGACGCAATCGGGCGTTACACCTCGCCTGCTCAACGTTGAGCAATTCAAGCGGAAGATTGACCGCAACAATCCTGTTGCCAACATCTACCGCAACGCCATTGATCTAAACCGCTTTAGCAATGCTGTTGCGCGTCAAATCGTGCGGGATTACAACGCCATCATCATCAGCGCCGTTGACGATCTCAAGCGCATTGATTTCGGTGAGGCAACCGCAGGCGCAGGCATTGTCAGCCCGTCATCTGTGCAGGCGCAGCGTTTGCGCGTCATTCTTGCTCAGCTCAAGGAATCGTTAGATGGCTGGGCGGAACGCAGCACTGCCTATACCTCACGCGAACTTCAAGGCCTAGCTGAACTGCAAACAGAATTTGTCACTGAGCAGCTTCGTCTTGCGGTGGCTGGTGGTGAAGTCGGTGGCCGTGGCATTGAGCCAAGCGTCGTAGCTCAGCAGACAGTCAACACCGTTGAGGTTGCGCCAAACTTTGCGGCCAGCGTTGCCGGCGTTGACCCGACAGATCTGAACTTCACGTTGCCTGGTACGGGTCAGTTCAATCTGACCGCAGCACAAGGCGCAGCCATCACACTGCCCAACGGCGAGGTAGTTCAAAAGGCGTTTCGCGGACTGGCCGAATCACAGGCCCAGCGCTTCAACACCATCGTGCGCACCGGCATCCTTTCAGGCGAACCGACGCCGCAGATCGCTCGGCGCATGATCGGCAGCCTTGAATTTGGGCAGCTCGCCAAAACCGCACGGCAACAGGCTCAAGCCGGTGGTGAACTCACCCGCATGGCTGATCATCAGGTGTTGACCGTTGTGCGTACAAGCGTGCAACAAGTAGCCAATGAAGCCAGCCAACAGGTCTATCGCGCCAATCAAGACGTAACCAAGAAATACCGTTACCTCGCCACGCTGGACAGCCGCACCTCAGCGATCTGCCGCAGCCTTGACGGTAAGGAATTCAAGTACGGCGAAGGCCCAATGCCACCGGTGCACTTCAACTGCCGCAGCACCACAATTCCAATCGTTGACTACCGCGCCCTTGGCCTGCGTCCGCCTGAGGAAGTGATCGGCCCTGCGCGTCGCGCTGCAGAAGGCGGTCAGGTTTCAGCCGACACAAACTACGGGCAATGGCTGCAACGCCAGTCCAAGGAATATCAAGCCGAAGTCCTTGGCAAATCACGTCTCCCGTACTTTGAGAAGCTCAGTAAAGAACTAGGCCCACAGCAGGCACTTGCTCGCTTTGTGCGTGAAGACGGCAGCGAAGTTAGCCTGAAACAGCTACAGCAGAGATATGGGAAACCCGAGCCTTAAGCATTTCCGCGATGGCTACGTTTACAGCGATCCGTTATATGCCTTGGTTGGCGAAACATGGATCAATGCCATCTACACGAACGAAGGATGGTTCACGCCTGATCTCGGCATTAAATTGATGGCAGTTACCGACTGGCGTGATGGCAAAGAAGCCGACCAAAGCCGAGAAGAAAATCAGCAAGGTGATGAGCGAGTACAAGGCCGGAACGCTGAAAAGCGGCAAGCCAGGCCCCGGCAAAGGTCCAACCGTCAAAAGCCGTAAACAAGCCATCGCCATTGCTTTGTCCGAAGCTGGCAAGGCCCGCAAACCCAAAGGCAAAAAGTGATGGCTATTGGTATCGGCTCCCGCGTTAGCTGGGTTTATCAGGGCAAAACCACCTACGGCACCGTGACCGGCAAGGCTGGCAATCGTGCCACCATTGAAGGTCCATCCGGCGGCAAGGTCACCCGTGTTGGTACTGACGCCGATCCGGTGTTGCGCATTCAATCTGAATCGACTGGTAACCCAGTTCTGAAAAAACGATCAGAATTGAAGGAAGCCCCGAAGCGCAAATGAAAGGCAAGATCTGGGAAGGGAGCTGCACCTACCTCAAGTGTGCCGATGGCCTGATTGAGGGTCGGTTTCTTTTCCCAGTGCCCAATTCACCTGAGGGTCTTGGTGCATTGATGGGCCGCCTTGCCGAAGGCGTTGAAGTTATCACCTGTATTGAAAACGACGACGAAGACGACGAAGACGATGATTGAGTATCGCGGCGAAAAGTTTGAGGGCTACAACAAGCCCAAGCGCACGCCAAACCATCCGACCAAATCGCACGTCGTCTTAGCCAAGGAAGGCGACAAAGTAAAACTCATTCGTTTCGGTCAACAGGGCGTGTCAGGCTCACCGCCACGAAAAGGAGAATCGGCACAAGCGCAAGCAAGAAGATCATCGTTTAAGGCACGCCATGCGGCCAATATCGCCAAGGGCAAAATGTCAGCGGCATACTGGGCAGACCGCAGCAAATGGACATAAAATAAACTGGTTACCAGTTTGCTCTCTTGGCTAAGCACCACAGTTATACGGAAACAGTCTGCCCCGGTTGCGGACTAGAGCGAGTTACCAGAAAGGATTTACTGGCAAAAGCTCAAAAAGAAAACCGACAGCTTTTGTGCCGTTCTTGCGCGATTAAATCCTGCCCAGAACGTTGGGATGCAATCAGGAAGCAGGCTGGCCAACGTTGTGTTGATCAGGGTGCTTACAAGTCATATTGCAAGGCCAAGCGTCGCGTCAAAACAAATCATGGAAACGCTTACGGGCGGGTTGAATTTCGTTTTGAGTCATACGAACAGTTTTTATCTGAGCTTGGGCCGCGACCCAATGGCATGACTTTGGATCGGATCGACCCAATGGGCCATTACGAGCCAGGCAATGTCAGGTGGGCTACTGCCGAGGAGCAAGCTCGCAACAGAAATCCACGTTTTACTTGGACGCCAAAGAGCTACTGACGTTCCGCCGCGTGGATTCGGTCTTTTAGCTCTGCCACGTATTTGCGCAGCGCGTTGGCATTCTCCGCGTGCCATCTATCGCCGGTCTTCAGATAAGCCTGTGTGTGCAGGTCAATCGCCTTCAGCATCTGGTAGATCACGGGGTTCCACGGCTCACGGATCGGTGTATCCCACTCACGCCGGGACATGACGTGCAAAAAGCATCTTTTACTTATACAGTTTGGTGGTAAACCCTACGGGTCACAATGTCTGACGAACAACTGCAGGAAGCTACGCCGACTGCAAGCAATGACGAACTTGAAAAGCTCAAGCGAAGCATTGAAGGTTTAGAGCGCAAGAACTTTGAGCTGATCGGCAAGCTTAAGGAACAGAAAGAAAAGGCACCTGCACTTCCTGATGGCATTGATGTTCAGGAGCTGTTGGAATTCAAGCGAAAGAAAGAACAGGAAGAGCTTGAGTCAAAGGGCAAGTACGAAGAGGCCCTGAAGCAATACGCTCAGCAATTCCAAGAGCGGGAAGATGGCTACAAAAAGCGCATCGCTGAACTTGAATCGAAGCTGACCGTTAATCAGCTGGACAATCGCGTGGTGGCGATCCTTGCCGAGCAGGGTGCCCACAATCCACACGATGCACTGCGCTTGGTACGCGATCAGCTCAAGCTTGACGAAAACGGCAACCCCGTAGCTGTCGATGGCTACAACGAGGTGCCCATGGATCAGTGGGTCGAACGCCTGAAGGCTGAACGCGGTTACCTGTTCAAGGCACCGACGGTCAAAGGTTCCGGCGCACCTGTCGGCGCTCGTGCAAGCTCTGGCGAAGTGCCGGCCGGCACTAAAAACCCGTTCACCCGTGAATACTTCAACCTCACGGAACAATCCCGGCTGTATCGCACTGACCGTGATTTATACGAACGGTTGAAGGCTGCCGCGAACAATGCTTAATATGTAACCGTTAGACGTGAATGGCTACGCCGTCCGTCATTGGGTTACGCCCGCACCGTAAATCAATTTTGGAGTTTTCACCGTGGCGACTCTTCGCTCCGATGTGATCATTCCCGAAATTTTTACGCCCTACGTCATTGAGCAAAGCACCCAGAAAAACGCCTTTCTGGCGAGTGGTGTTGCTCAGCCCATGGCTGAACTCAATGCAACTGAAGGCGGCGATTTCGTGAATGTTCCTTTCTGGAAAGCCAACCTGTCTGGCGATCTGGAAGTTCTCACTGATTCCACCAGCCTCACCCCTGGCAAGATCACTGCTGATAAGCAAATTGGCGTGATCCTGCACCGTGGGCGCGCGTTTGAAGCGCGTGATCTCGCTGCGTTGGCGGCGGGAAGTGACCCCATGGCTGCCATCGGCGCCAAAGTTGGTGAGTACGTTGCTAACCAGCAGCAGGCTGACCTGTACAAGTGTCTGGAAGGTGTGTTCGGCGCCCTGACCGGTGGCGATTCCCCTGCCTTCGATGCCCTGCGCTTTGACACCAGCACCCAAACCGCTCTGAGCCCCCGCCACGTAGCCAAGGCTCGTGCACTGCTGGGCGATCAAGGCGAGAAGCTGGCTGCCGTGGCTCTCCACAGTGCCTGTTACTACGACCTTGTTGAGCGCAAGGCCATTGATTACGTCCTGGCTTCGGATCTGGGTATCACTCCCGATACCTCCATGCCTGACGCATTCGGTGGTTCTGTGGCTTCTGCCTATAGCGCCGACTATCGCGTTCCTACCTACATGGGTATGCGCGTAATCGTGTCCGATGACATCACCAATTCCGGTGGTGTTTATGCCGCTTATTTCTTCACCAACGGGGCGATTGCCACGGGAGAGCAAGCGAGCATGAGGACAGAGACAGATAGAGACATCCTCGCCAAGAGTGATGCAATGTCTCTGGACATGCACTACATCTACCACCCGGTTGGTGCAAAGTGGGCCGTGACCACCACGAACCCCACCCGCGCTCAACTGGCCACGGTGGGTAACTGGAGCAAGGTGTACGAAACCAAGAACATTGGCATCGTGCGTGCTTCGGTCAGCTCCAATTACGACTGATAGGAGCAACTAACCATGGCTTCCCAATTTGAAGTAACCGCAGGTAAGGCCATTGGCTACACCAGCGGTCTCGGTGGTGCTGTTACCCAGGCCACCAGCAAGTCCACTGGCGTCACGCTGAATAAGCCCTGTGGCGCTATCACCACCCATAATGCCGCTCTGGCTGACGGTGCTGAAGTCACCTTCACCGTGACCAACAGCGAAGTTGCCGCGACTGACGTTGTGGTGGCCTGCATCAAGTCCGGTGGCACCTCTGGTGCTTACACCCTCACTGTGGGTGCTGTGGCTGCAGGCTCTTTTGACCTGACCCTAGGCAATGTGTCCGGGGGTTCCCTGAGTCAAGCGGTGGTGATCAACTTCGCCATCGTCAAGGCAGCTGCTGCCTGATGGGCCTGTTCGCCTTCCGGCGACTGCGTGAACAGGAGGCTCTGGCTTCGGCTGGGGCCTCTTTTTCTACAGCAGAGCCCACACCTAAACTTGAATTAACTGAAGATCAGTCGCTGTCTACCGATGGCAATAACAATCGACGCAACGGTGGGCGGCGCAAACGCCAACAGCTACCTGACGCTGGCGGCAGCGGAACTGATAGTTGAGGGTTTCGTTCAAGACGACGACGTAACCGCTTGGGCGTCAGCCACGAACGATCAGAAGAATCGGGCGCTGTACACCGCAACGCAGCGCCTTGATCGTGAGCGCTTTCTTGGCGCACGGGCTACCGATACTCAAGCTTTGCAATGGCCGCGTACTGGTGTGCGCAAGCCTGACACGTACATCAATACGTACGCCGTTGGGTTTCCGTTCCGCATCACTACGGACTATTACACCGACACCGAAATTCCTGATCAGATCAAGAAGGCTCAGGTCGTTCTTGCCGTTTACCTGAACAACAACAAAGACGGCATGGGCCTGAGCGGCATTGAAGATTACAAGTCCGTTCAGATCGGCACATTGCGCGTGGAATCCGCAGGCGCCAGCAGCATGGCCACCGGCGCTGATCGTGTGCCGCCTTTATTTGAACGCTATCTGACCGGGCTTAGAATCAGTGGACCGGGTAACTTTTCTATCAAACGGAGTTGAACATGGCCGATAGCGACTCCTACAACATTGGTTTTGAGTACATCAGCGATACTGCTGCTCACACCGGTCGGTTTTACAAGCTGTATGCCTTGGCCGATGCTGTGATTAGCACAGCCACTGTGCAGAACGCCAGCGGCAATACCTTCACCTCTGTGCCTCTTACCGCAGGCGACAGCATTGAAGGCGTATTCACCAGTGTCACACTGGCATCCGGCAAAATCGTTGCCTACAAGCTCTGATCATGGCCAGCACTAACGAAATTGATCCGAGCTACAGCATTGGCGCTGATTTCGTAAATACCACTACGGCAAAAACAGGCCGCTGGAATCGAATCGTCATTGCCAAAAACAATACTTCTTTCACTGCTATTACCGCGCAGAATTATACGGGGAATAGCCTGATTGGCGAATCGTTTCCTGCTGGCTTTGAGCTTCAGGGTGTGTTCACCGCTTTCACGTTGGCCTCCTCCGGGGCTGTCATTGCCTACAAAATCTGATCATGTCCAAATCCAAGGGCGGCGCTTCCGTTATCAATTACGCGACTGGCGCGGAAGTCATCACCGACACCGCTGCTCACACCGGCAAGTTCAGTCATATTGACTTTTGGGAGAACAGCACGGTTGACGCGATCATTTCGACCAATGTGATTGACAACAATTTTGCAGGTGCAACCATTGATGCCGGCGCTCATCTGACTGGTTATTTCACCAGTATCAAACTCCAAAACGGCGCCTGTCTCGCCTACAAAATCTGATGGCTCTTGCAACCTCGCTGCGTAAAACGGCCAGCAAGCTGATGCTGAAATTTGGTGGCCAAGTCACCATCCGACGTATTACCACCGGCGCTTACAACCCAACCACGGGCGTGGCGACACCAACGGCATCTGAAACTGTTGTGCGTGGCGTGCTTGAGGATGTGATTGAGCGCGAGATCAACGATCTGGTGAAGAGCACCGATAAGAAGCTGACGATCGCTGCTGCTGATCTTGCCTACGAACCTGCGGTATCTGATCAGGTGACCGTATCCAGCCGGATTATGCAGGTGGTTGAGGTGCGCAAAATCGAGCAGGACAATACGCCTATCGTGTTTGAAGTATTCCTGAGGGAGTGACATGGCGCGCACCATCAGGATTGGCGAGATTGGCGATTACGCAGAAGGTCAAATCAATAAGTTGATCACTGCTGCAGTGTTGACCGCCGATCAACGTCTCAAGCTCGCCAGCCCTGTTGATACAGGTCGTTTCCGTGCAAGCTGGGCAATCGGTCAGAACGCTGCACCATCAGAAGGACAGCCAGAGGGTCAGTATCCAAACAACGTCCCGCCGAATGCTGTTAATTACAGTCTTGGCAACGAGCGTGCGGGCAACATCTACAGCATTCACAACAACCTGATTTACGCCGAACCGCTGGCTCGTGGTCATAGCAAACAGGCGCCTGACGGCTGGGTTGATTCAATCGCCAAAGACGTTCAAACTTACGTCAACGCCGAAGCGGACCGGATTGGTCGATCATCATGAGCCTCAACACCGTCCGCGCCTACATCGAAAACCGAATCGCAACGGAGTTTGCCGCTTCGCCTGCTATTCAGGTTGCCTACCAAAACGTTCCCTTCACGCCGCCCAATAACGCGAGCTGGATTCAAACCAGCATCATCTGGGGTGATTCTGCCTACATGACGATCCTTACAACGTCGTCGCGTGGCACCGGTGCAGGCTTTGATCGTCGCAACGGCACCCTTGTGTTTAACATCTTTGCCCCGCGTGGCGGCGGCCCTGGTGCTGGCTTGACGATTGCTCAGCGTTGCATCACCCTGTTTTCACGTTTGCAGCTTGAAAATATAAAATTTGACCCTGCAAATGGTCCGCGAGTCATCGAACCATCGTCGCCAGAAGGGTTTTCGCAAACGCAGGTGGTCATAACTTTTGAGGCTTATGAGCAAAGCTAGAATCTGATCAGCCAATACCGTTCACAACAATGGCTGTCACTGTTTTGTCCGGTACGTCCGGCGCCCTGTATTACAAGCCCGCTGGAACCACCGGTACTTTCGGTGAGTCTGGTGTGAATACTTCTACTGAAACCATCACGGTTGAGCCTTACCTGAATTTCAAGGTTGGCGATCCTGTTAAATTCCGCATTGTTAATAGCCAAACCGGCGAAGCTGGCACCGGCACCCTGCCCGCTGGTCTTTCTGCTGGCACCACCTATTACGTCATTGCCTACACCGCCTCCACTGGCGCTCTGCAGGTATCGGCAACCGCTGGTGGCTCTGCAGTCAACATCACTGACGATGGCACCGCTGCTGCCCCCAACGAGTTTGAGGTGTACTACGCCGATTATGCCGCTGTCGGCCAGGTTCAATCCTGGAGCTTTGAAATCAGCCGAGCTGAGATTGACGTAACCACCATCGGTCAAACCGCTGGCCAGTACGCACCCTTCCGTGCTTACATCCCTGGTTTCGCTGATGGCAGTGGTACGGCAACCATTTACGTCACCAACGAAGACAGCGCACTGTCAAATCGCATGGTGGAAGACGTGCTGCAGCGCCAGCAGGTTGGTTGTGCCTTCAAGTTGTATACCGATAAGCAAAGCTCTGAGGCTCTCAGCCGCTCCATCGCCATGGATGCTGTGCTGCTGACCGCAAGCCTGAACATCAACCCCGACGACGCTCAGCAGGTTGAGATCACCTTCCGTCCTTCCGGCGTGCCGACCTTTGATTTCAGCACCTCTGCCTGATAGGCTGCCAAGGAATGTTCAGATCGGCCCCTGGGTTGCGCCGGGGGCTTTTTTATGTCTAAAGTGATAACAAACAACCGTTTTTTATGCCCGCACCTGCATCGTCAGCCCTTGCCCGTCTGAAAAAGGCTGCAAACCTGACGCCCGTGAAGCGTGTGGTGACTTTGGCGAACGGTGAGCTGTTTGAGTTTTATGCAACGCCGTTGACGATGGCCGAGCGTGAGCGTGCGCAGAAGATGCCTGGCGGCGACGATCCAAATGGTTTTGCGCTAAACCTGCTGGTAACAAAGGCTGTTGACGATGCCGGCCAACGCCTGTTTCAGGCTGGTGAAATTGCCGAGCTGAAAAACGAAGTGATGGATGCCGACCTGCAGGCGCTGATGCTGGCGATTATCACCAACCCCGAGGAAGGCAAAGAGCTTGACATGAAAAGCCGTAAAGGCTGAGCTAAAAAAAGACAACCTGCTTTTGCTGCAGCTAGGGGTTGCCAAAGAGTTGGGATATACGTTGGCTCGCCTGAATCGGGAAGTGACATTGGAAGAGCTGTTGATTTGGTCTAGTTATTTTGAGCTGCAAAACGAAGAGCAGGAACGTCAGATGAGGCGACGCCGGTAGACTGCTGATAGCAAAAAGGGTTGTGTCGTGTCTGTCGTCGCCAACGTTGCCATCAATGTTGATAGCCGTGGCGCAACCCAAAAGCTACGTGAGGTTCAACAAGCCGCTCAGCAGACACAAAAGGCATTAGAAGGTATTGCTGGATCTTCTGCTGCTCAACCTTTTCGCGCTGCTAGTAATTCGGCATCAGAGTTAATTGGCGTACTTGGTCGTCTGTCGGCTGCATACCTTGGATTAAGAACGGCACAACAAGCTGTTCAGGCTGGCATTCAACGCGAAGAATCAGGACGGCGCCTGACTTTTTTGGCAAAAGGTTACGGGGAAGTCGCAAGAGCTCAAGAATTAGCCGCGCAATCCGGGAGGATATTCGGTCTTAGTGCAACAGAAAGCAATAAGCAGTTCGCGCAATTATATGGACGTTTGCGCCCGCTCAATGTCAGCATTGAGGATATAAATGCGGCATTTGTTGGCTTTAATACAGCCGCAAAAGTAAGTGGGGCGACAAGCGCCGAAAGCGCCGGTGCTTTGCTGCAGTTGACGCAGGCTCTTGGCTCTGGCGTTTTAAGAGGACAGGAACTTAATTCTGTTTTGGAGCAAGCGCCCGGCTTAGTCGTTGCGCTAACCAAAGAACTTGGCAAGCCCGTAAGCGAAATCCGAAAACTTGCCGAACAAGGTGAAATCACGTCTGATGTTGTTATCCGTGCGTTGAAACGTGCGGGCACAGAAGGTGCTGATGAACTTGCGGCTGCAATGAACGGACCCGCTCAGGCGGTTAAAAATCTACAAAATGAGTTTGAAAATTTCCAAGTAGCAGCGACCCAGGATTTAATTCCTGCAGTAGTAGATGCGATGAAAGGATTGAAGGATTTACTTGTATCGCTTGGACCAATTATTAGGGGAATTGGTGGTATTGCTGCGCAAACCATTGGAACGATTACTGATTTAATCAATGCAGCTACTAGGCCTGGTGCAACCGCTGCCGCTGTGTCGATTAAGGGTGGGCGCTTGCCTTTGGCTGGATTCGGCGGCATGTCTGGTGCCGGTGAGTTATTCAAAGGGACAAGCGGCGCATTTGGCACTGGCTTGACAGGTCTTAAAGCTGAAGCAGCTTTCTTGGCTAAACAGCGGCGGCAACCTGTAACAGATGTTTTGCTGCAGCTAATGCGGAATCGTCTTCAACGCATGGAGACTCCCGCGCAAGTAGCGACGCCTGATTTACCGTCAACTCTTCTTCCTGGGCTTGGTGGTTCTGGAGCTGGTGGCGGTAAGGGAAAGGGTAAAACTGACGCGGAAAGAGCAGCAGAAAGATTGAAAAAAGAAATCGAGCAATCTTTAGAGTTAGGCGACCGCTTGGGTGTTGAATTCAGCCGTCAAGTAGTTCTACTTGAAACAAGCTCTGAGATTGAACGGAAAAGACTTCAAATTCAATACGACTTTGAAGATCGCGCCAAACAAATTAGTGAACTAAAAAATGCAGAGCAGCGCATTAACCTAACGACACTCAACGAGGAGATCAAGCGGCTTGATACTTTAAAACTTCAGTCGGAAGAACTGAAAAAGCAAATAGAAGATTACTACAAGCTTGCTGGATTGCCTGTTGGCGAGGCTTTGCGTCCTGGCGCCGGAGAATTTAGAACTGATATTAATCTTGGCCCAATAGATGATGCCACAAAGAAAACAGAAGAGCTTAAAAAGCGTTTTAAAGAGTTGATTGATCCGGTAAATATGGCGATGACTGGCGCACAAGGCATTGGTAGCGCATTCAGCACAGCATTCCAATCCATTGTTGCTGGAGCGCAATCAGCACGCGAAACATTAGCCAGTTTCTTCAAAAGTGTTGGTGAATCTTTTGTTCAAATGGCTACCGAGATCATCGCGCAGATGGTCGTTATGTTTGCTTTCAAGCAGTTGCTTGGTTTGTTCGGTGGCGGTAGCAATCCTCAAATGTTTAGCGGACAGGGCCCGGTAACCATGCCTGCTGCAGGAGTTGGCGGCGGAGCATCAATGTTTGGCGCTGGCGCCCCTAGCTTTTTTGCCGAAGGTGGTTTTGTTACCAGCCCAACCAATGCATTTATTGGCGAAACAGGTGAATCAGAGTATGTAATTCCAGCCAGCAAAATGTCTTCGGCCATGGCTAGGTATTCCGCTGGCGCCCGTGGCGAATCCGTCCTTAGCGGCAACGCTCCGGCACAACGAGCACCGCAAGCACTCGATATCAATTACAACGTGACCGACATCAACGGGATGCGGTTTGTGACCGAAGAGCAGTTCACCCGTGGCATGAGAGATGCCGCCAAGATGGGTCAGGCCATGACTTTTAGCACCTTGCGTAGCTCCCCTAGCGTTCGACGCAAATTAGGAGTCTGATTATGACTGCACTTATCGTCGGTCACCGCCTGACGCTGAACGGCACCGTTTACCAAAACTACAAGCTGGGCAACGGTGATTTTCTGCCCTTTGGTTTTAGTGGTGCCGTGGCAAATCGCTCTGGCGATAACATCACAGCCAGCCTTGTTTTCCCGTCAAACGCCCTCAGTCAGTCTTGGCTGGAAACCCTCATTCGTGATCGGGCTGTTGTCACCGTCGAAGAAATCTGTAACGAAGATCCGGTATTCAGCTACGTCGGCCAGGTCGCTGCAGGCTCACTAGACGAAACCACCGTTACGCTTCAATTGTCCAGCGTGTTGGATGCTGTTGGTATCGAAGTCCCATGGCGATTCTTGACGGAAGATCTAGTGGGACCGCTGCCTATGAGCGGCAACGTGCGAATCGGATAGACAGTCTGCTCGGACGCCCTTACCGCTTGGGCGCAAACGGCAACGATCCAGACGGCGCACTGGATTGCATCTGGCTGGTGTATCACACGTTGGATGCACTTGAAATCCCAACGCCACCGTTCAACCCCGACTGGTACGAACAGCCAACGTGGACAGTCTTACGAACGCTG